AATTCTGTTAAAGGTTTATCATAGTAACGATGAATACAAATATCCCCGTATTCTTTTCTGAACACAGGTATTGCTCCAACTGCAACAATTTCTAAGTGAGTAAACTCTAGGGATTTTTTAATAAATCTGTCCTCAAGTAAAGACAGCTGATAGCCAAATCCACATTTAGACATCCTATTCAGCATTGCTTTATTGTTATAATCACCAAAGACTGTCGCATCCTTTCCATATCTATCTTTCAAGTCTACAGTGTCTATTTCTGAGACAACTTCATCAAAAAACTTATTCCTGTTTTTTAACTCTATAAAAATAGGACTCTTATCTATTCCTTCAAATGTGGTTAAGTGGCCCAATTCTTTTAAATACTTATTATGGAAGTCAAACATCATGTCATAGTTTTTCCATCTCGCAGTCCGACCTATCCATTTGTGATGCTTCATATCTTGATCTTCAACAGATTTATGATATTCCTCATAGTGAGAAAATGATATTCCCGGCTGCATCAGGTGAATATCTATTTTCCTCATATCAAAAAGATTTGGAGTATTTACCATGTATGCAAAATCACCAGTGTCGGAGTGTGCAAATATTATATCTGATTTTTCATAAGAATCTTGTAGCAATGTATTTCTTCTTAGTGAAGACTTGTTATGATCATGCTGAATAAACACCCTATATACGTCTAAGTCCAACAGTGTAGAAAACCTATCTTGACATTTTTTACTGTGATTAACAGACGGCAATGAATTGAATATAATTATATCAGAAGATTTACAGCCCTCATATACCTCATCAAAATCATCTCTGTCAAAGCGCACATGAACCAAATTCTGTATCTCATGGGAGTCGTTCCTAGACCACCTTTTATCCTTAGATGCATATACCATAGGAGTATGGGAGTTGTTGAGTAACCACCTCTCCAACTCTACAGTGTATTTTGTAACGCCGCACCCTTCGAGGCCTCGTCCTAGAACAATAGCTACTTTCATAGTTTATTTTCCCATTTCAAAAACTTTTCTTCTGTCCATTCTGATGTTTGTGTTGGGCCACTGTAATGAGTTATAAATTTGCCCCGTTTTCTCCAAGAACCCCAATCATCATCAAGCAAATTATATTTTCCATAATATTTTGAAACTAACACATTAAACACAGATTGGTCGTGTTGACCATTTTTAATATTTTTCCAACAATCTAATTCATCTTTCCAATACTGTTCAGTTAATTGTAAGAACTTTTTATCAAACAGTATCACTCCACTACAAAAATAATCATGTGTATCTGGAAGATTGTGTATTTGTAACTTTCTTTTATTTTTTTCTTTTCCTGATGGTGTTTGTTTTGAATTATCTAAAACTGCTGAAAAGTTATCATAATTAAAAATATTTGGACAATTCTTTGTTATTACAGCATCACTATCTAGGTATAATATTTTATCATATTTTTCATACATTTTGTAAACATACAATGTATGATAACATGGTGCATATTCATTTCCTAACCAATCTGTGTTATATAAGCAAAAATAATCTGCACCAAATTTATCTGCATACTCTTTAGCTCTTTGATTCGAAAAACCATAAAGAGAATTGGAGTATGCAAACCTTTTTTTACCAGAAGTTTTGACTCCGTTAGGTTTTATATTAACTTGGAATACAAGAGTTTTCATTTGGCATATAGTCCTCATACTTCATAGTCTTACCGCTGTGTGCATTAGGGCAGTAAGTCTTCAGATTTTCAGGCGCAAGATTATTTAGATTGCGGTCAACGTGGTCTACTTGCAAACCCTTTTTATAATTTACTAAACGCTCTTCCTCAGAAAGAGGAAATTCTTCAGAACCAATTGGCGGGTTAGTAACAAAGTCTTCAAAGCATTTGCAGCCCTCACGTTCACAACGATCCTTTTGTGCTGCTTTGTATGCAGCATCACGCTCTTGTTTAGAAGCAGAAATGGTTTTTTTATAACCATTGCGATCAACATTATTGAACTGACTCTTAGAAAGAGGTGCAGAATAGTCTTCCTTCCACTCTGGAATAGCAGCTTTATAGGTTTCAGTGTCAGGAACAAAGAAAGTGTGAGAATTTTGCAACATCATATACTCACGCAATTCGTCAAAAATAGGAGAGTCCTTGTAGTTCTTTACAAGCCAATCTACAGCATCCGATACAAAATTTACATTCAAATCTTCAATTCCAAAGTTAGTGCGAACAGCACGGCCAAAGATTTGAAGAATAGAAACTGTTACTTTATTTTCACCAACTTGGTTACGCTCCCGTGAGTGAACTTCATGAGAAATATTAGGAACATTCAAACCAAATTTAAACTTCTCAATGTGAAAGATAAACCGCAAGGGATCGTTTGAATCTTCCATCTTTTGGACAAATTCTGTAAAAGCATAATCTCCTGTCAGCTTAATCCAATCACCTTGAATATTACCAATAAAATATCCATCCTTATCAGCTTTACCTAAAATATATGATGTCTCATCAATTTTACCACGCAACCAATCTTTTACTACATCAATATTTTCATAGATATTCAAAGAAGTTTCTGTATTTTCATTGTTAGCACCAGCATTTAAAGTCATAATAGTTTTTGGTGCCAAGTTAAGAAGCGGTTCATGTGAATTAATAATTTCAGCAGTTAACTCAAGATTTTTTGAGAACGCCAAATAATCATTGAGTGCTAACTGAATACCCTTCTCAAAACCAAGCTTATTTGGATTATAAACTGAAATATCACGCAACTGGCTAGTAATTTCAGTAAGCTCTTCTTGAGTTGCCCAATCCTCTTTCTTAACTAGAAGATTGTACATCTTAGAGTTAATATTTGGAATCAGACCTTTATGTTCAAATAAGGGCGTTGCAGTAAAACCAAACACTTTAGAATTTTCAAGAAGAGCAAGAGCTTCTGCAAAATTATAATAAGATGCTTTATATACCGTACCCGGCCAACCAGTATTATATTTGTATGTAGCTAGAGAAGAAGACCCACCAAAATGAGCCTCGTCCCAATAAAGTGCAAACTTTTCGTCCTTCAAAAAGTTAATCAGAATATTAGAGTTTTCATTATCTGTACCACCATTTACAGCACCAGAAACAGTAGAAACTAGAACAATTGCTAATTTTCCTTTATACTCAAGAAACGTCTTAACATCTGTTGTAACTTTTGCTTTAACACCATTTTCAATAAAAGTGTTTTCCATTTTTTCAGAGTCTTGAGATACGTTATCTGTAAATACCGTCAGAAATAGAAACTTATTATAACCATCCTCAATATCAGCAGGGATCAGGTTGTTCATGATATTGAAAGTTTTACCAACACCAGTACCAGCGGTAATGATGTTAATCTTACCCTTCTCCCACTTCTTAGATGAATCTATAATAAGTCGCTTAGATACCAAACGCAACTTCTTAATATTTGAATATTTACTCATAATCTAATCTTTCTCTTCATTTCTAACTATAACTAACTATAACATTTGGAATAGGATTTGTCAACAGTTAATTTCACTTTTTTCGTTGTATTTTTGCAACACATTTTCGTATATACTCTCTGCAAGATATTTTGCCATTAATGGAGCAACCATCAGACCAATGCGCTTACCCCTCTCGTAAATATCTTCAGAAGGATTCACATAATCTGTTGGTAGCGTCATTATAGCTGCGGCCTCTAGCGGAGTAAATATGCGATCTTCTAGAGGATGCAAGTGAACGGAAAGACTTGCCAAACCCTGCTCTGTGAGGCTGTGTGATGCTTGATTCCATGGTACACGGCGACTTTGGTAGAAGGAGTGTTTAGCTTCTGGAATACTCTTGCCCCACTTCTTTCTATGTGCAATAAATTTTTCATAAAAATTTGACACAACGTCATCACCGACAGACACGACCCTATCAGGATTCTTGGGTAGCCGTTTCAACCATTTATATTTAGCAGACTTTTTCATCCTCTCACAAAGTTCTTCAGCATCTATACGATTCATATTGTTAAGTTGCAAGTCACCAATTGCTTGTTCTATCGTTGGTTCTTCATCCAGTGCAGGCTCTGGAAATAGAGATGAAACCAGCATCCACGGCATACCAATATCTTCCAGCACATCATTGCGTACTGATACGATGAAAACACGTTGACGTTTCTGTGGAACACCAAAATGAATACCGTTTAGAACTTTAAATGTAGTTGAATATCCAAGTGCTTCAAAGTCTGTGACCATGCGATCTAAATGCTGCTTTGCATATTCCATCGTTAGACCTTTGACGTTCTCGCATATGATAACCTTCGGCATCATCTCACCTGCAATCCGAATCATCTCCCATGTCAAATCTTCGATGTTTTTCTGCTTCATACCGTAAGCCACCTTTTCTTTACCCCATCCTGCCTTCTTAGTTCCAGACATGGAGAAAGGTGGACACGGCGGCGAACCATCCATGATATCTAATTCGTATTTCTTTAGACCTGTCATCTCCATAATCTGTTGTCCAGTTACATCCTTGATATCACCGCATATGTGTGGAGTGTCTGGCCAGTTTGCAAGATAGGTATCAACTGCGACTTGCTGAAATTCATTCACAAATTTACAATCACCACCTGCCAGTTTATAACCAGCAGATGATCCACCGCCGCCTGCAAAGAAGGAGATGTATGAGAATAGTTTTCGATCAGAAGATTCCTTTAGGTCATCTAGTGTGTAGCGATAATATCTCAT